AGCTGATCTATATGACAATCCAAGAGGCTATCAAGAACAAGTTAGATACTCGTCGGCAAGGCAATGGCATCAGTCCTAATTGGGTACACGCCAATGATAGTTGTCACTTACGCATGACAGTTAACTTATCTAAATTTAACGGTGTTACTCACTTCGCTATGATACATGATAGCTTTGGATGTCACGCCGCTGATGTAGAAATGCTCGGTGCTTGTCTGAGAGAAACCTTTATCCAACTCTATGTAGAGAACGACCCACTACAAAAGTTTAAAGATGAAGGGGAAGCTTTGATTGGTAGAGAACTACCTGACCTACCAGCTAAAGGTGACTTCGATGTTACACAAGTTCGTAATTCAGAGTTCTTCTTTGCATAATTCTAATCGTTAACGCATAGATAGTTAGTGACCATTAATGATTAGGTTGCACTATAGCATTCCACAAAACCGAAAGGATACTATGACAACTGAAACACTAATCATGATGGCTGAATATTATAAGCATAACGAAATGCCTTTGCCTGTGGATATACAGGCGAGGCTTCATGCTGTCGGCATCGACACTCAAAAATATCAACACAATTAATAAAGGAATAATAAGTATGACTAATTTTGTCACACCAAAGGGCGTAGCAGTATGGCCTAAACTAAATTCACCAGATTATAAATTTAATGTGGATGGAGAATACTCAGTAAAACTAAAATTATCTGCAGAAGAAAGTCAAAGTCTAATCAAACAACTTGAAGACGAACGCGATACATACAAAGCTGAAGTGACTAAGAAAAATCCAAAGGTAGCTAACTATAATTTAGCTTCCGTCTATGAAGAAGAGATGGATGACCAAGGAAATTTAACTGGCTTCAATCTATTTAAGTTTAAACAGAAAGCTGTAATCAAAACCAAATCAGGTGATAGCATTAAGAAAACTGTAGCACTCTATGACAGTAATAAAACACCGACAGATGTGGTAGTGAATGGCGGTTCATCTATTAAGGTAGCTGCAAGTACATTCTGTTACGATATGCCTAGCTCTAAGATGGTTGGTATATCATTACGACCTACAGCAGTTCAGATCATAGAGCTATCTCAAGGAGCTGGTGGAACTGAAGCTCTAGCTATGTTCGACAAAGAGGATGGCTTCGTTGCTGACACATTTAATAATATTGAGGCGGTAGCAGTATCAGATGACGCAGACTTCTAAACATAAAAAGTTTGGTGGTGTACGAAATTCAAAAGTAAGACAGAACGCAATAAAGAATGGTTGGCGGTCAGGGTTAGAAGAAACCCTTGCCGCTGATTTAAAATCAAAGGGTATCGATTACGAATATGAACAGCACGTTTTAAAATTCGAAGTACCCTCAAGAATTGCACGGTACACACCAGACTTTTATATAAAAACTAAATCTGGAAAAACAATTATAGTAGAAAGCAAGGGGCAGTTCAAAGTTGCCAACCGACAATCCATGATACTGGTAAAAAAACAGCATCCAGATATCGACCTTCGCTTCGTATTTTCTAGGAGCAAAGAGACTATCAGCAAAACCAGCAAGACCACCTATGCAATGTGGTGCGACAAGCACGGCTTCTTATATGCAGATCGTACAGTACCAGAGGGGTGGCTCAATGAATAACGAAGACGTAAAGCATATCATTATACATTGTGCATATACACCGCGCACGATGGACATTGGTGTTAAAGATATTGACCGATGGCACAGGGCTAAAGGTTGGTTGGGTTGCGGCTATCATCTCGTAATAAAAAGAGATGGCACAGTTGAATATGGCAGACCATTAAACCGAACAGGTGCGCACGTTCGTTCACAGAACAAAACATCAATAGGCATATGTCTGATTGGTGGGATGAACTCCGATAAAACTGGGCCACAGATTAACTATACTGATGAACAATACGAAGCTCTTAAAAACCTGATCGATGAATTAAGATTGGAACATTTCCCTGATGCTAAAGTTAAAGGTCATACAGATTTTGATACGGGTAAGACCTGTCCAAACTTTGATGCTGAACTCTGGTACAATACAGGTGAGATAGTATCTACAATCAATTAGGTTGCACTATAGCATTTAATATTTTCTCCCAACTGGCCTCACGTTAATTCGTGAGGTCTTTTTTATTAGAGAGACATAATAATTGCACTTAAAATATTAACCAATCCTGACAACTAGGAGACTACCATGACTAAAAATACACAGATTAAAACCCATCTTAAACAGTACGGTTCAATCTCACCACTAGAAGCTGTGTCAAACTATAGCGTTTGGCGGTTAGCCGCAGAAATCCACAGGCTACGAGAACGTGGTTTAGATATCACAACGTTTATGAAACGCGCACCTAATGGAGCGAAATATGCAGAGTACCAACTTCAACAGTAGCACCCTTCTCTATCATACCTCATGCGAATGCGGAAGTAGCGATGCTCGCGCCATCTATAGTGATGGTGGGAGCTGGTGCTTTTCTTGCCAAAAATTTCACAAGGAAGACACCAAGATGGAAACAGAATTCGTACAATCTAAACCAACGTTCGGCCTCATACCTGTAGGTCAAGCAGGTTCATTAGCAAAGCGTAAGCTGACTGAAGAAACCTGTAAGAAATATGGGTATACTGTTAGTGAATACAAAGGTCAGCCAGTTCAAGTTGCAAACTATAAGAAGGATGGCACAGTCGTCGCTCAGAAGATACGATTTGCTGACAAGTCATTCAAATTCTTAGGTGATGCAAAGAGCGCAGGGTTGTACGGTCAGCATCTTTTTAAAGGTGGCGGTACTATGTTGTGTTTAACCGAGGGTGAGCTAGACACGCTTTCACTTTCGCAAGCACAAGGTAATCGTTTTCCTGTATGTAGTTTACCGTCAGGAGCTGGCAACGCAGTCAAAGCTGTACAGAATTCTTTAGATTTTGTTGAGTCATTTGACCGCGTTGTACTTATGTTTGACAACGATGAACACGGTAGGAAAGCAAGCCTAGATGTAGCTAAGTTATTGACACCAAGTAAGGCACACATCGCTACGCTACCACTAAAAGATGCCAGTGATATGTTAGTCGCTGGAAAAACTAAGCAGATGCTAGAAGCAATGTGGGAAGCTAAACCTTACAGACCTGATGGTATCATAGCTGGTGTGGATTTGTGGGAACTTGTTTCTACACCAGACAATACACAATCAATACCCTACCCCTTCGAAGGTCTTAATGAAAAGACTAGAGGTCTCAGACGTGGTGAGCTTACCACAATTACTGCAGGTTCTGGGGTTGGGAAGTCGCAGGTATGTAGAGAAATTGCATACCATTTAATCAAACAAGATGAAGCCGTAGGTTACATAGCCCTCGAAGAAAACTGTAAACATACAGCAATTTCTTTGATGGGGTTAGCTATGGATGTACCGCTACATCTAAACCAAGAAGGAATATCTAATGATACTCTTAAAATTGCTTTCGATGATACCGTTGGTTCTGGTAATCTTTACCTCTACGATCATTTCGGTTCTATGTCTACAGAAGGCTTACTGCAAAAAGTGCGCTACCTTGCCAAGAGTTGTGGCGTTAGCTTCATTGTCCTCGATCATCTCAGTATTTGTGTTTCAGGTATTGATGATGGCGATGAGCGGAAGGCTATAGATGTTATCATGACGAAGCTACGTTCTCTTGTAGAAGAGACAGGCATCGGACTTATACTTGTCAGTCATTTACGCAGACCTGCAGGTGAACAAGGTTGGGAGAACGGTAAAGAAGTTACCCTCAATTCCCTACGTGGTTCAGCCTCAATCGCACAGTTAAGCGATATGGTTATCTCAGTAGAGAGAGACCAGCAAGGTGACAACCCAAACACAACAACCGTTAGAATTCTGAAGAACCGCTACAGCGGAGAGACAGGCATTGGTTGTTACCTAAACTACAACAAAGAAACTGGACGTATGATTGAAACTCAATGTCCAGACAACGCCCCCGACTTTGGGGACGATGATAATGATTTTTAATTTCAGCTAGTCGAGAGGGACAGCATTATGAAACGTATTATGTTTGACATCGAAACAGATGGTCTAGTACCAGACCTAACAGTATGCCATAGCCTTGTGCTATTAGATATGGATACTGAAGAAGTCTTGAGCTGTGCAGATCAAGAAGGTTACACGTCTATTTCAGATGGTATGACTTACTTAGAAAATGCAGAGTTGCTTGTAGGTCACAATATCCAAGGGTTCGATTTCCCTGCATTAGAGAAGTTGTTTGGATTTGTATATGAAGGTGAGATACATGACACGTTATTAATGTCTCGCCTCGTCTGGTCTGATCTTAAAAACAATGACTTCAACTACATCAAGAAGAACTTAGACTTCCCTAGAAATCTAATAGGCAGCCACTCGCTTAGAGCGTGGGGTCTCAGATTAGGTGACAATAAGATAGAGTATGATGGTGGTTGGGCTGAATGGTCTGAGACTATGCAAGATTATTGCGTCCAAGATACTAGAGCTAACCTGACATTCTATAAGTTTATCATGTCTAAGAACCCAAGCCCTCAGAGTATAAAGCTTGAGCATGATTTCGCTCACGTCATTCGTAAGCAAGAGCGACAAGGTTTTAACTTTGATGTTCCAGCCGCTAACAAACTGTTGCAGAAACTACAGATGCGACAGGCAGAGTTAGAGACTTCATTACAAGAGGTCTTCAAGCCGTGGGATATCAAGACACCATTCGTACCAAAGGTGAACAACAAGAGCCGTGGTTATGTTAAAGGTGAACTGACCTACAAAGTTAAGACGATTGTATTTAACCCTGCATCTCGTGACCATATATCAGACAGATTGCAAGTGTTACGAGGTTGGAAGCCAAAGAAGTTCACAGCTCAAGGTAAACCACAAGTTGATGAAAGCGTACTCAAAGAATTAGATTATGATGAAGCAGTCGTACTCAATGAGTATCTCTTGATATCTAAACGTATTGGAATGTTAGCAACAGGTCAAAATGGTTGGCTGAAGAAACAAGTAGATGGGAAGATACATGGACAAGTTAATACTAACGGAGCAAGTACAGGAAGATGTACACACTCCAGACCTAACGTGGCTCAAACTCCATCCGTCTCTGCTCCATACGGTACAGATTGCAGAGCATTATTCCATGCACCATCTGGCTACAAACTTGTGGGAGCAGATTTGTCAGGATTGGAATTAAGATGCCTAGCACATTTCATGGCTAAGTATGATGATGGTGCTTATGGCGACATCGTTGTTAACGGTGATATCCATAGTGTAAATCAAGCGTCCGCTGGCCTGCCTTCTCGCGGCACCTCGAAGGTATTTATATATGGTTTCCTCTACGGAGCAGGTTCTGCAAAGATAGGTTCTATAGTTGGTGGTAGTGAGAAAGAAGGTAAGCGTTTGATTAACAAGTTCATGAAAGCAACCCCTGCCCTCAAGCTACTTAAAGATGCTGTAACTACAGCGGCTAAAGCTAAAGGTTATCTGGTTGGTTTGGATAAAAGACAGTTACCTATTCGCTCCCCTCACGCTTCACTCAACACGCTTTTGCAAGGAGCTGGAAGCCTATTGGCAAAGCAATCCACAGTAATCCTTTATGAAAATCTAACCAGTAACGGTTACATATGGGGCAAAGATTGGGCACAAGTAGCGCATGTCCACGACGAAGTTCAACTCATAGCAAGAAAGGAGATAGCTGATTATGTCGGAGCAGAAGCAGTTAAGTCTTTTCAGCAAGCTGGAGAACACTTCAAGTTCAAAGTACCCATCACTGGAGAATATAAAGTCGGCAACAATTGGTCAGACACACACTAGTAATCCTCACTCAATAAAGATGCGTGAGAAAGTGCGAGAACGAAAGAGACTACTTGTCTCGTACAAGGGCGACGAGTGTGAACGGTGCTACAATACATACCATGAGAATGTGTTTGATTTTCATCATTATGACCGTGACTTAAAAGTCTTTGGTCTCAGCCAAGGTAACATGCAACGCAGTATGGATAACTTAATTTCTGAAGCAGACAAATGTTTTCTTTTATGTGCCAATTGTCACCGCGAAGTTCACACATACAACGAACCTAAATTCATAAAAACAACTAACCGTTAAGGATTACTATGATTAATGTATCTTATATGACCCACATGGGTTCAGATGATCTTGTGACTGATGCCGCAAGAGTATCGTTTAATAAACAAGCCAGCGCGTATGGTGAACACCAGAATGAAAGACTGATAAACTTCCTAGCTAGAGAGAAACACGTACATCCCTTCTCACATCCAGTAGCAACATTCAGATGTACGGCTCCAATCTTCGTGTGCAGACAACTTGCAAAGCACCAAGTCGGTGCAACATGGAACGAAGTAAGTAGACGGTATATAAAATCTACTCCTACCTACTGGAAGCCACAGTTCTTTAGAGCTGGTGCAGACGATGTGAAACAAGGTTCTAGTTCAGACCCACACAGGCGTTCAGAAGAATTTGTAGAAGACTATCACGACATCTGCATCGATGCCATTGCTACATATAACAAGATGATAGCTGTTGGAATTTGTGCTGAACAGGCAAGAGCAATCCTTCCACAAGGTGCTATCACTGAGTGGGTGTGGACAGGCTCGTTATTGTTCTGGTCTCGCGTCTACAATCTTAGAATTAAACCAGACACCCAAAGAGAAACTAGAGACTTTGCTGAACACCTCGGTGAACAGATGGCATCTCTTTATCCTATATCATGGAAGGCGTTAACACATGGACAATGAATTAGTAATTTATACATCGATGTCACAATGTATTGTAGCACTAGCTACCTCACACGATGAGGTGGAAGACGAGGCCATGAGGAACATAGTTCATGATGCCGCACTCATATGCTTATCCATCATGTCACCTCAAGAGAAGAGTGCAGACCTAATGTCATTCGATGGGGGTAAGCTACAATGAAGTATTTAATTGATGCAGATATTGTAGCATTTAAAGCAGCTTCAAGTTGTGAGCGTCCGATAGATTGGGGCGATGGTATGTGGACGCTACACGCTTATGAGCATGAAGGTATAGAATATATAAATAACTACCTGCACCAAGTAACTAATAATCTAGGTGAAGGTGAGGTAGTTATGTATCTAACCCACTCTAATAACTGGCGTAAAGATGTACTACCAGAGTACAAATCAAATCGTAAAGATGTACGCAAACCACTGATACTTAAAGCTCTACGTGAATATATCATGACAGAGATGGATGGTATCATGGTAGATACTATGGAAGCGGATGACCTACTAGGTATTACTGCAACCAATGAGCCTGACTGTATTATTGTATCAGAAGACAAAGACTTAAATACGATACCTTGTTTGTTGTACAACCCAGCTAAAGATAATGTTTACCGTTTTATTACAGAGTTTGAAGCTGACTACTTCCATATGATGCAGACACTAACAGGTGATGCTGTTGATGGTTATAAAGGTCTGCCTAGATGTGGCCCTAAAACTGCAGAAAAAATTCTCGACGGTTGTGAAACCCTAGCTGAGATGTGGGATGCAGTAGTCAAAGCATACGCCAAACAAAACCTCAATGAATCGGTTGCACTTACTCAAGCACGAGTTGCTCGTATTTGCCGTGCTGACAACTACGATTTCAAAACAAGAAAGGTAATCCTATGGACACCCCCGACCTAGTAAATAAACCTAATCATTATACTCAGTATGTAATCGAACCAATCGAATTCATAATGCGTAACGACCTACCTTTCCACGTTGGTAACATTGTTAAGTACGCAGTCCGTGCTGGTTACAAACAGTACGAAGGTATGACCCCAGAAGATAGCGAAGCTACAGATTTATATAAGGTGATTAGGTACGCTGAGATGCGGCTTAATCTCCTTACAGGCATGGATGATTTATAAATGACAAAAGAAATGACACTCAATGAGTACCAACAAGGTGCTGAGAAGACAGCCGTGTATCCAACAGAACACGCACTAGAATATTTAACACTTGGCTTATCAGCAGAGGTTGGTGAGCTAAACGGTAAGGTTGCTAAGTATTACCGCAAGGATGGTGTGTATCCGAGGGGTGAAGTTCTAGGCGAACTAGGTGACGTACTCTGGTTTGTCTCTGAATTGGCACGAGTTCACAACACGACATTACAAACATTAGCAAAAAATAATTTAGCAAAACTCTCAGATCGAAAAGAGCGTGGGGTACTTAAAGGAAACGGTGACAATAGATGACAGATGTAAGAGCAAGCGTTGTAACAAGACGCACGTATAACAGACCCCTCAACGATGAAGGCACTATATTTGAGACATGGGAACAAACTGTTGATCGTGTCATAGGACACCAGCAATGGCTATGGGAACGCAGTAAGAACGAGAAGCTTAACCAAGGTGAACAAGGTGAGCTTAATGAATTCCGTGAGCTTATGCTTAGTAGGAAAGCTACAACGTCTGGGCGTACCTTATGGCTCGGTGGGACTGAGGTAGCTAAGAAGCATGAAGCATCACAATTTAACTGTAGCTTTGGTAGAGTAGAAACAGTCCATGATGTAGTTGACGCATTCTGGTTACTACTACAAGGCTGTGGAGTTGGCTTCGAACCTATCATTGGTACACTCAATGGCTTCGCAAAGAATATAGAAGTAGAGACATGGCGTTCAACTCGTACAGATCGTGGTGCTGAAGATAACAAAGTAGAAATGAGAACTACTGAAGAAGGTTATCGTATCTATAGATTAACGATAGGTGATAGCGCGAAAGCATGGGCTAAAGCTTTAGGTAAAATCATGGCACTGAAAGACCCTGTAGATAAAATCATATTAGACTACACAGAAATCAGACCTGCAGGTACGAGGTTAAAGGGTTACGGTTGGATAAGTTCTGGTGATGATACACTACACATCGCACTACAAAAGATATGTAACATCATGAACAAACGTGCAGGTCAGCTACTGACACGCATGGATATATTAGACCTACTGAACCACATGGGAACTACACTATCTTCAAGGCGTTCTGCAGAGATTGCAGTCATGCCTGTAGATGATATCGAAGTTGATGAATTTATATCAGCTAAGAAAGATTTCTGGCTGCATGATAATGCACATCGTCAGCAATCTAATAACTCATTGTTGTTCTTTAAGAAGCCTACGAAGTGGGAGATAGCCTACATCTTTGACCGTATGGTTGAAGCTGGTGGTTCAGAACCTGCCTTCATTAATGCTGAAGCGGCACTCAAACGCGCTCCACATTTTAAAGGAGTTAACCCATGCGCGGAGATACTTTTAGGTAATAAGAGTTTCTGTAATTTAGTCGAGATTGATTGGGGTAAATATCTTGATGACTTCGAAAGTTTGAAACGTGCTGTTTATTTATCAGCTAGAGCAAACTATCGACAGACTTGTGTAGACTTAGATGATGGTATCTTACAGCGTTCGTGGCATGAGCTTAATGAATTCCTACGTCTATGTGGGGTAGGTGCTACAGGTATTGTAAAGTGGTTAGACCATCAAGAATATCTGTGCATGAATATTCCCATGATGCTGAAGACACTACAAGCTCAAGCAAGACTAGGAGCTAATAGCATTGCAGATGAACTAGGACTACCTAGAGCTAAACTTGTATCAACCATAAAACCAAGTGGCACATTATCAAAAATCATGTCTACTACAGAAGGAGTGCATCGACCATTAGGTAAGTATATATTTAACAATGTTACTTTCTCTAAGCATGACCCTATCGTACCCATCATGACTAATGCTGGATACAAGATAATTGAGAAACCTTTTGAACCTGACAGCGTACTCGTTACATTTCCTGTAGCTTATGATGATGTTAAGTTCGATGAAGTTGATGGTAAGTTTGTAAACCTTGAAACTGCAGTACATCAGTTAGATAGATATAAACTTATGATGGATAATTATGTAGACCATAACTGTTCAGTAACCATCAGTTATTCTCCAGATGAAATACCATCTATGATTAATTGGATTATGACTAACTGGGATAGCTATGTAGGTGTATCATTCATCTACAGAAACGACCCCACTAAGACTGCAGAAGACTTAGGTTATGCCTACCTTCCACAAGATGTCGTATCAAAAGAAGTGTACGACGAATATGTATCTAAACTCACACCTGTAGATATTGAAAATGCAAATTCATTTAACGAATTAACTGATGATGAATGTGCAACAGGTGCTTGCCCAATCCGATAAGGAATAAATATGGCTAAAAAATCTGCCTACAAAAAGAAGGTAGAAGATCAAGGGCGCGTGGTTACTCCTCGCGTCCGTCCTCTACTCCCAATGAACCCTGCACAAGAGAACTATATAGAGTGTATCAATCGATACTCTCAAGTATTTGTTACTGGCCCTGCAGGTACTGGTAAGACATACATTGCGGCGGCTATAGCAGCAGATATGTTTAATAAGCATAAGATTAAAAAGATAATCTTAACGCGACCTAACATCCCTGCAGGTAAATCTTTAGGTTTCTTTGCAGGTACTATTGAAGACAAGATAGCACCGTGGGTCTATCCTCTTACTGAAGTCCTTACAGAGAAATTAGGGAAGGCTAAGTATGAGATAGCGCGTAAGCGAAATGACATCGAGATTGTACCATTTGAAGTAATGCGTGGACGCTCATTTAATGATGCGTTTGTTATACTTGATGAAGGGCAGAACCTTACCCCTCACGAAATGAAGATGTTTCTTACAAGAATAGGTGAGAACACAAAGGTAATAATTAATGGCGATATATCCCAGCATGATCTTAAAGGTGACTCTGGATTAAAGATTGCTATTGATTTGTTACATAAACATAACATCCCTGCCGCCCATTGTAACTTCAATCACGACGATGTTGTGAGGTCAGGTATATGCGCCGCATGGACACGCGCCTTTAATTAGGTTGCACTATAGAGGATTAGAATAACAATGTTTCCTTATATATCTAAAGAACTACAAGCAGAACTTAATACACGTTTCCCAAATGTCTCACCAAAAGAAGGTGAAACTATAGACCAGTTAAAATGGCGTGGTGGACAGCGTTCAGTCGTAGACTTTTTAACAACAATTCATGAAGAACAATTAGCTTCAAATTTAGGAGAATAGACTATGTGCTTTGGCGGAAAAACCCCACCACCAGTTCCCCCACCAGCCGCACCACCAGCGGTTAACCCTGTACAGACAAATATGTACGACCCATCTTCAACAGAATCAGGCGATGCCGCTGAGAAAGGTGCAGTAGCTGATAGAGCTTCTGGAACATCTCAGTTGCGTGTTGACCTAGACCCAACTGTTTCAAACATGGGTAAGAATACTGGCCTACAAATAACAAAGTGAGAACGTAAATGAGTATAGGTACTGCAGAAACGCGGTATCGTCAGCTCGAACAAAGTCGTCAATCTTACTTAGATAGAGCTAGAGACTGTGCAGAACTAACTATTCCATCATTAATCCCGCAAGATAGCCATAATGAAACGAGTGATTTATATACTCCATTTCAAGGTATCGGTGCGAGAGGTGTTAATAACTTAGCTTCTAAACTGTCACTAGCCCTTATGCCCCCTAACTCTCCATTCTTTCGCCTCATGGTAGAACCGTATACTTTAAAAGATATGGCTCAAGACGATGCGGCACGTACTGCAATGGAACAACAGTTAGGTGAATACGAACGTGCAGTAATGTCTGAGATTGAAACGTCTGGAGATCGAGTAGCGGTACACGAAGCGTTAAAACATTTAATTGTCGGCGGTAACGTTTTGTTACAAGTTGGACAAGAGAAAACAAGAGTAATACATTTAGATAGTTATGTTGTATCACGCGCCCCTAACGGCGAAGTGTTAGAGATAGTAACGGTAGAGCATGTCTCACCTAACGCTCTGGACAAAGCGACAGCAGCTAACATAACAGGTAAACTCGAAGGCGATGAAAAGACTGTAGAAATTTATACTCACGTTGAACGTAAGAATGATTTCTATACCGTATACCAAGAGTGTAAAGGAACATTAGTTACTGGCTCTAAAGGTAAATACAGGAAAAATAGCGTACCATTCCTACCATTAAGATTTTCCCGAATTGACGGTGAAGACTATGGGCGTGGGTTTGTTGAAGAACTTTTAGGCGACTTACGGTCTCTTGAAGCTTTATCACAAGCAATCGTTGAAGGCGCGGCGGCGGCGGCTAAAGTATTATTCATGGTTAATCCTAACGGAACTACCCGAATGAGAACTATAGCAAACGCCGAGAATACAGCAATTATTGAAGGTAACAAGAATGATGTATCTGTTCTACAGATGGACAAATTCAACGACTTTAGAGTGGCATATCAAGCTATGCAGGGTATTGAAGAACGTTTGTCACAACAGTTCATGTTACAGTCATCTGTATCACGCAACGCTGAACGTGTAACTGCAGAAGAAATACGATATCTTGCAGGTGAACTAGAGGATACCTTATCAGGTATTTACTCAATTTTATCTCAAGAGTTCCAGTTACCT